CGCGTTATCATCGGCGGTGTACCACACAGGGCACTTAGCGTTATCGTCGTCAGCAAAGAGATCCAGCGTTAGGGGACCGAACATCGCATTAATGCCCCAAAAAAGCAGGTCTGGTGTCCGCCACTGATCGCCGACTTCTTTCAGTTCGTGTGCTGATTTGTTGCGCAGTTCTGCCAGCGCCTGGCAATATTTATTGCTCATTAAGACCCCACATAATTCCCTGACAGATACCACTCACTACCTGATGCAACAGACTTTCTGCTCTTCCGCAAACACCGTTCACGGCGCGCCAGAAAGGCGCTACGTTCCGACGGGATATGACTCTCCCGGAATGCCTCCATCCATACCGTAGCTGCACGACGGAACAACCCTCCCGACTCCAGTGTTTCTGCCTGACGTATCAGATGCATAATCACCTGCGGGTCGTTGGTTCCGACATAACAGCTCCGCACAGGTTTAGTCCCGATATCTGGCTCCTGATCCGGCTGTATGTCTGTCTCAAGAGCAAAATGCCTGCGAGTTTTACCTTCAAAGCGATGAGCAACACGCCCGCACTGGCGTAACTTACTTGCCGACTGCAGGACGCTTTTACGCGGGAAATCTGCGAAAGCATTCGCTATATCGCTGGAAGTACATCCCGGATGGGATTCAATGAATTTCTGAACCTCTCCCATAAGACTCATATCACCCCCTGAACCCTGTCGGGATCTGGCTGTAATCCACATTCCCGTAGCTGGATTTGAACATCGGATCTTCACGGTTTTCGAAACGTCCGCCGATGGGTGCGGACAAACGCAGTGACAATTCATCCCACTTTTCCCGGAGCTTTGAGGGGCTGAGAATGTTACGGCACCAGAACGGATCACGGCTGACCCGGCTGTACATTTCGCAGATCTGTTTGTGGGTACGCCCGTCCTGAGCACACATCAGGCGAATTTCATTTGCCCAGACGGTCCAGTTAGGTTCCTTCGGACGAACCAGCTCGCCGTCACTCTCCGCGGCCTGTTCGTACAGGGCGATGATTTTTTTCCAGATCCACTGAGCACAGGTCAAATCGTCCTGCGTTCCCCACTGACGCTTTTTAGGGCTCAACACAGCGGCATCCGGATGACGGGTTAAAAACTCCTGGTCTGTCATCTGCTGGTCCGGTTGCGAAGCGTCCGGACAAGAAGGGGTTTTATTACCTTGTGGATCTTGTTTTGATTTTACTGACGGATCCCCGCCAGATTCTGACGGGTCAAAACCGCCGTTTTTGCCAGATTTCGACGGGTCAGATTTTGATGCGTCAGATTTTGATGCGTCAGATTCTGATGGGTCAGATTTTGACTGGTCAGGATCTGACAGGTGAGCAAATGCAGCCGCCTGCAGCTTTGCCACATTTAGCTGATAAACATTGGAGGCATTACGGTTTCCCTGACGTCTGGCTTTACGTGATAACCAGCCGTCAGCTTCCAGTTTTGCTATCGCCGTTCTGACTGTGCTTACCCCGGCCCCAAGCTGACGAGAAATTGTCTCAATGGATGGCCAGCAGACCCCTTCGTCATTGCTGAAATCAGCCAGGCGAGCCATGATAGCCACACTGGATAATTTCATTCCCGAAGCTGCACAGGCATCCCATACATAGCCTGTTAATTTAGTGCTCATGCAGCACCTCCGAGATGCTTCATGTTTTTGCCGGAACGAAAGGCAATAAGAGGCATGTTGACGCGGTAATTACGCCCAAGAGGCTCACAGACAACCTTCTGACATTCGCGATCGACCAGGCTAATACGCAGAACGTACCCTTCTGGTGTGCTGTACCACTGTCCTGGACGAGGGCAATGAAAACGTTGGCTGGTGAACCGTTTAAAAATATTCCGGATCATTTGCGCCCCCTTACCTCTGAACGGTTCAGTGTCATATTGATAAGGCTCGCAAGCGCCGCAGCGTCATTGATGCGGTCGTACAGGCTTACGGCCAGCGGAGATTCCGCTTTTTCCAGCATGGGATAAAGCTGCTGTAACCAGACCTGATGAATGGATGAAATGTAGGAATAAAGAACGCTGGCATTATGTGCTGCATCGCTCAGCACCGATGGAATTGAAAGTTGTTTCTCCATCTGGTTAAAGGCATTGACGTATGCCTCTTTGAATTGGGCGGCGCGTTTGCCCGTAAAACCCATTGCCAGGAACGCAAAACCATCGCGGGTGATTTGATAGCATGGGAGTTTGCGGGTACCGCCGTTGGGCTGATTTATTGAAATCGATGTAAACGCAAAATTGCGTTGACGAAATAGAGTGGAACATTCGAGAGATTCTATTTTACGGATAACATCAGCGTGACGCTTGATGAAGTAGTCGGCAACAGCCAGGGAGGAAGTAACGGCTTGGCCGTTAATAATTCTAATTTCAGGTTGAGCGAGGGTTGGGACAGTAGCCATAGTGGCAGCCTCTATGTTGAATTCAATGAACTCACCACCAAGGCTTTCCACGACCTTATAGGTGGTGAGACGTACAGGGGTGGAAATACCGGTCAACATAGAACCCGGCCCAGCCGAAACTGGCCCTGCACGCCCCACCATAATTTGGGCGTAGCAATGCTCATGACAAGAAAAAACCGCATGAGCGCGGTTGTGCTCTATATTGAATTCCGGGTTTCCACGCCCGGCACCCGCTTTATGAGGTGCCTGAACAGTGTAACGTCCCGGAATTGCAGAATCAATGTGTTCCTGGCGCTTCACACTCAACAAAATCACGCCTGAATTTCCACAAAGGGCTAAAACACTCATGCGGATAGCCCTTGCGCAGATAGATAACGCGCTCAGTTTCTGGTTCCCAGCGAATGACATGGACATAAAGTCCCCTTCCATCCCGAAACCAGCGGTTAAGTTCCTGCACGATTCATCCCCCACGGTCAGGCTGTGTTCCCTGTGGTTACGCACGACCAGACTATTTGGTAATCTGCATTCATGACGCAACGGCCGGTACTCATACATCCCCGGTTGTTGCGACAAACGGTTATTTACCGTTAAACTGTTCATGCGTTGGTTTTCTCCATAAAATTTGACGCCACGGCGCCCGGAGCTGCACACTCGCGGGCGTCACCCTTTTCTGGCGCGCAAAAAACTCTGTATACCAGTGTCGAATGCTGTTGCAGCTTTGCGATCGCCTGATACAACTCCTCATCAATCACGGCTTTTTCATGTGGCTCAATAACGCCATCTTCGATAGCCACCCTGATTTGCTGGGAATAACTGGTGATCTGCTCAATCGCTTCCAGCAGGCGCTGATTAATATCTGCGTTATCCACTTCTTCCATATCTGCCAGCGGAACAAAAACGCCACCTGATGCCCTGGCTACTGAATGTGCCAGGTGATAGGTTCCTCCGGCACGTTGCAGTACCAGCGCCCACCCAATCGGGAAGATTTGATCACCACCAGTACGCAGGCGGTTAAACAGAGCATCTTTGGTGACATCCAGCCATTCCGCAGCTTCTTCATAACCGCCATGCAGACTGGAAATCGTCTTTTTAATCGCAGCCACCAGCCAGCGGGGCTGCTTTTCAACTTTCCATTCAGGTTCATGTCCCACGGATCTACTCCTTCTGCAGTGGTGGCGGTCAAATCGCCGAATCACTAAGCTGATATCTGTTTGGATACAAAATTTGCATCTCGCTAATTTCTCCGGCGTAAAATTGAGCCAGGCGCTCAGCAAGCTCTGTTGAAGGAGCCTGCTCGCATCTTTCAACCCGGCTTAATGTTGCAGGATCAACCTGAACCCCTTTAGCGACGTGCTGTAACGTATAACCATGCGATTTCCGCAATTTTCTCAATGGTGATTGCATAAAACCTCCTTCTTTTGCGTATATCGCATGTTATTTCATACAGCAAACTTGCGCAAGTTGATTTGCACAATGCGCAAAAAATTAATGTAATGAACGCATGAATATAGGAAACCGTGTCAGACAACTTCGCCGCGCGAAGAACATGAAAATTGCTGAGCTAGCAGAAGCCATCGGCGTGGATGCCGCAAACATCTCTCGTCTGGAGACTGGCAAGCAAAAGCAATTTACCGAACAAACACTTTCTAGGCTGGCTGACTGCTTAGGTGTTGATATAGCAGAACTCTTTACCTCAGACTCAAAAGGTAATACTGTATGTAAACACAGTGATATGAGGAAGGATTCAGCTAACGTGAAGGATTTGTTCCGTATCGAGATACTGGATGTCAGTGCAAGCGCCGGTAATGGACTCATTCAGGGCGGTGATGTTATCGATGTAATCCATGCTATCGAATATAACAAGGACAAAGCATTAGCTATGTTTGGCGGGCGCCCTGCCGCTGAGCTTAAAGTGATTAACGTGCGCGGTGACAGCATGGCGCCAACAATTGAACCGGGAGATCTTATTTTTGTCGATATAAGCATCAACCAGTTCGATGGTGATGGCATCTATGTCTTTGGCTTTGATGATAAAATATACGTAAAAAGGCTGCAGATGATCCCCGATAAATTATTGGTGATATCTGATAACACTAACTACAGGGAATGGAGTATTACCAAAGACAACGAGTGCAGGTTCGGTGTTTTTGGCAAGGTTCTGATAAGCCAGACGCAGTCACTCAAACGACACAATTAATAGAAAGCGTCGACAAGGCCACCATTATGGTGGCTTTTTTTTTGACTCAAAATTGCATATATCGCAATTTTATACTTGCGCTACGTGCAATTTAAATGTAATTTGCATTCATAGAGCAGCGAACAGGCAGGACGCCCACGAAGTAGCCGCCGGTGGCATACGAATGACCGGAATGAGGTGGAAAAGTTAACGCGCAGAAGGTGATAAACGTTCCGCTGGCCGGCGATAAGGCACGAGGATGAGAATGATTGATTTCGCACGTAAACCAGCTCGACAGCAGGCCGTCCCGCTCAACCGGATTGAGGTTTTAATCCGCCGCCTCTGCTACCTGCTGGCGCAGAAAGGAGATCCGGATGCTTAAACAATGCGGTTACTGCCGCAAATCCATTGATGAAGGCAAAGAAGTAAAAAACACACTTCTCTATCGCAACGGCTCGCAACTGGCGCGCAAAGAAAAGGAATATTGTTCCAGGCAGTGTGCTGAATACGACCAGATGGCGCACGAAAGTTAAATAGTAGATCCGAAATATGAAATGAAAAATTCGCCATTAATTTGGCGTGGCTTCATACACCCTGAATTTAAGACTGGAGAAATTATGGAAATCGTAAAAATCGAAATGAACCTGAAAGCAGTTAATAAGAGCATTGCTTTATTCAATTGCGAAAAGAGAGTCTCAGGCGTTATTCACTCAAATTCAACTGGCGAAACCACTGTGATTCTCGACGGTGGATATGTACTCGGAAAGTTCGACTGTCCTCATTGTGCTGTAGAAGCCATTTCGCTGCTCACAGTCAAGGTAAGTGATGGAGAACAAGCAGGGTTTGGTAATTACCGAAGTTACAAGCTTGATTACTCAGAAAAATTTTATCAGACCATCCATTAAGAAAACGCCCACCGAAGCGGGCGTGCCCTGTCCGGTCCAACCGACCAAAGCGAACCGGACCTAACAACCAGATATATCGGGGTGCTGTTAAGGCACCTCCATTCTACACGAATTGAGGACAAAACAATGAGTGGAATTAATCCTGTATTTTTAGTCCGCAAAGCAAAGAAATCATCAGGCCAGAAAGACGCTGTACTCTGGTGCAGTGATGATTTTGAAGCGGCAAATGCAACACTGGATTATCTTCTGATTAAATCCGGTGCGAAGCTGAAAGATTATTTCAAAGCTGTCGCTACTAATTTCCCTGTCGTTAACGAGCTGCCGCCGGAAGGCGAACTGAGCCTCACTTTCTGCGATTACTATCAACTCGCTAAAGACAATATGACCTGGACGCAAATCCCCGGCGTCACCCTGCCATCATCTGAAGCCGCCGCCGCGGCGCGCCAGCATATCGTCGA